AAATGCAAATATTAGTGATATAGAATATCTGAAAAAATTATTTGTGCGTAATTTAGGCGATGTAAAAAGAAGATATATAAAAAATGACAAGCCTAGAAAAGAAAACATAGCAAGGGCTTTAAACAAAATAGATAATATGTTTGATAAAGGCAATGAAAACTCAATAATAGATGATTTATTAGAACTAGATAAGATACTTAAGGGAAGTGATAATAAATGATAGATATGGCAATAAATGATGATTATGCAGTATTAACAACAACAAACTATGGTTTCTACTATGGTTATGAATATGATACGAAAGAATGCGAATGTGGAGAAACTGAAGAAATATGGGGATTTGAAGTTAATGGAAACAATGGTAAATTGTTTGGAATTAGTGCTGATGATATGAAAAAGATAAAAGGTTGTCCAGATATATGGGAATGCGAAAAAATGCTTTTATTTGGTATAGGACTTTTTTTTAATAGGCTACCAGAAAATTTAAGAGGTAATAGTAATGAAATATAGATTAAAAGATGGTATAAATTTCAATTTAGTAAATAAAAAATCAATAATTAAATTTAATTTTAATTTATCAGATTATTATAACAAAGAAACAAGAATATTTGAGTTTCCAAAAGGATATGTAGCATTTAGTTTAATGAGTGATGTATTTAATTCTTTCTTATTTCCATTAGATTTAGTGGAGAAGATAGAAAATGTTAAAGATTAAAGATATAGATATTTTTACATTGCATATTGAATATGGTTATTTATGTTGGGATGTAAAATTAAAAGATGGTATTGTATATCAAATAAAATACAAGATTGAAAAACATAAAACACCATTAGGAAATAGTAGCAAGAGGAAAATCTATTTTATAAGAAAAAATGAAGAAGAATTAATATTTGATGATGAGGTTAAGAAAATGTTTATTGCATTTAAAAGGCCATATATTATAAGTGGCATTTAGAAAGTAGGAAATGATGAAAATAATTGAAAAAGGAACTAAAACACCACCAGATAAAAGAATTTATATTACAAAATGCCATACTTGTGGTTGTAAATTTACTTATATGGAAAAAGATTTTTTATATCTTGGTATAGAGGCGGCTAAAGTTGTTGAATGTCCTCAATGTAATTATTATGTACCAGTTCCATTAATAAAAAGAAAATATAAAGGAGGCATAAGTAAATGATAGAAAAAATGGTTCTTAATATGGCTTTAAAAAGTATGAAAGATAACTTTTTATCATTAAGTGATGAAGAAAAACAAAAAAAATTTTGCAAGTTACTTGATGAAAATCAAGAATTAAAGAAACATTTAAAAGTGCCAAAAACTTGTAGTTTAAAAACATTAGAAGATTATAAAAGTTATTACGAAGATACTACAAGAGAACAAATATTAGAAGATACTTATATAGAATATTGTGCTTATGTGAATTTAGCACATAGATATAGTGAATTAAAGAAACAACTAGAAAATAAATATGAAAAAGTTGGCACTTTAACTAGTGAATTATTATATGAAGAAAATTCAAAATTAATTAATCAACAAAAGATATTTATAAATTATCTACAAGAAGAATTAAACGTTCAAATACAAGAGGAAAGTATTGGTTGTGAAATAACTAATAAAAGATATATTTTAGAAGAGATTTTAAATAAATACAAAGAGATAATAGAAAAATAGAAGGAGAAATAAAAGGAATTATGAACGAAATAGAAAAAATATTTAATGAGAAATTAACAGAGAACGGAGATAAGTCATACAAGAGTACAGGAAACAACTTAACTGATTTATTCTTTATGACACCATATTTTGAAAAGAATTTAGAAGAAGCAACTATTGGAACTACTGAAAGGGAAAAAGTATTTTCAATGTTTGTAAGAGATCCAAGATTTGGGCTAGGAAGAAGAGATTTAGGAAGAAGATTAATGGCTTTATCTGGCGTATCTACTAATAATATTATTAAAGCTGGTCGATATGATGACTTATGGCATATACCAACAGCAAGCAATATTGAATCATTTAAAAGTGAATTACTAAATAATAATGAACTTGCTAAAAAGTGGGCTCCAAGATTAACTGGAAAAGATAAAAGAATTGCTAAAGCATTATGTAAGGTGTGGAACATAAGTGAAAAAGAGTATAGAGCATTAATTAAAACAGACAAAACAACTGAATATAAATTATCTTATGCAGAACAAAAAGAGGAAACACCTTTAAATGATTTATTTAATCAAGGAAACTATGAACATCCACTCGTAGAAACAATTAACTTCGAACAAGTACCAAGTTTAGCAATGACTAAATACCTACACGCATTTTCCACTAGAGAAGATATTAAACCTCGTTTTGACGAATACATTCAAAAAGTAAAAGAAGATAAAGCAAAAGTAAATACTTCAGCTGCTAATGTATATGATGGCTACAAAACAGCCGTTAGAGGAACATCTAGCGAAGCAAAAGAAGTAATTGCTAATAAGATTGTAGATAATGCAACAATAGGCGTAGAAATGAACGCTATTTGTATAGTAGATACATCTGGATCAATGGGTTGGAGTGGTGAAGAAGATAGCCTATTAGCAAGAGCATATTCTATTGCTTATGGTATAGCGACTAAATCAACATATGCACCTAATCAAGTAATATCATTTAGTTCAAGACCTCAATTAATGACTATTAAAGGCAATACATTAAAAGAAAAATATCAATCAATGTATACTGGAGATTGTTCTAATACTGACTTTGGTCGTGTAATGGAATTATTAAGAGGTTTAAAGAAGTACCCAGAGTATTTAATTGTATTAAGTGATATGGAATTTGATGATGGTTCTAATCAATCTAAAAAGGAAACAATGAAAATCTTTAAAGAACACGGAGCAGAAACAAAAATAATTTGGTGGAATTTAAACGATAGAAATAAAACAGTTCCAGAGTTTGACGAGTACGGAAACATCTATTTAAGTGGCTATAATATGCAAATACTTAAATTACTAGAAAATAAATTTGATATGACTACATATATTGATAAAATCTTAAAAGATTATATGGAAAAAATTGACTATTAATTAGTATTTATGATATAATTTAATTACTGAAAAGGTCGTACAGCAACAAAAAAGCGAATGTTTTGGGAATATTTAAGCACTATCCTGTTAAGATAGAAAATTGACCTTTGTTATTTACGATTAAACTCTAAAGACTATTTCTGCAAAAACATTTTAGTAGCCAAAAGGTTAAGGCACTTTCCAATCACGAAAGCATTTGTTGGTTCAATTCCAACCTAAAAATCATAGTCTTGTTAAAATTTAAAATAAAGAAAGACACTTACAGCAAAAAATAATCCGATTAAGGATGTATACGTTGGTTCAAATCCAACTTAACCTACACTGGTTAATAGTCAAGTGGTTAAAGACGCATTAAAGAAAAAGTGTCTTGATAAATAAACAAAAAACTAGAGAAGTAAATTCCCTAGTTTTTTAATTAATTTTCTAATTGATCTATACGTTTTTTAATTTCCTCTTTAACCTTTCTTGTATTCTCGACACTGGCTGTTCCTCTATAAATATTTGCTTTATCTACTTTTAATTCTCTACATATTTCAGAGATTTTAATTTTAGAAAAGTTTTTGATATATCTTAAATCACGCTCTTTATTTACGTCCATAATTCCACCTCAAACAAGATTATAACACTTTTTAAGTGTAATTAAAAGTTAGAAAATAAAGATGTTAAAGAACTAATAAGAGAAATACCTCCAACAACTGATAAAAGCAAGATATAAGGGGCGATAAGCGATATATTCTGCGTAATCTTTAAAGAAGTAATAAATTAATTTGTATTTCATTTTAAAAACCTCTTTCTACAAGATACATAAGATAATCATTTAATACTGACATTTGAGAATTAGCTCCAACTTGCATAAGAGTATGAATTAAATCACTATTTGTTAATTCTGCTTTATTCATATATTTTTCAATCATTAAGTATTTTTTCATTTGTACTTTGTTGCTTTCATCGTTTATAATAGAACTCTCATAGTTTAATACTAATTCTTTTAATTTTTCCATAGTTATTTAACCTCTTTCATATTTTCTATGCTCTGCTTTTTTGATAGAGACTTGCAACTCTCACTGGTGGCATTATAGAAAAAGAGTTTATTCTTCTTCTTTGTTAGGTTTACTAGATAAGAAAGATACTTTTTCAGCCACAACTTCTAATATTGCATGTCCATTACATGTGTAATCGTTAGCCTCAAATCTTTGTAATCTTCCTTTAACTGCTATTAAATCGCCTTTTCTACAATATTCTTTAACAGTCTCTGCAATACTAGTCCATAATACGACTGGAATAAAATCTGTTTCGTAAATACCTTCTTCATTTTTAAAATTTCTTGGTACTGCTAAAGTAATATTACATACCTTTCTTCCATTTTCGTTTTCGTTTATTTGTGGGTCTGAAACCAAGCGACCTATTAACATTGACATATTATTCATTTTTCTTATTCCTTTCTTTTATTACACCTATTAAGTGTAATCAATGTTATAATTTTAAGGACTATTTCGTCCTTGCAATAAAGATATTACACCTTTTGAGTGTAAATATCAATACTTTTTTTGATATTTTTTTAAAAAAGTGCAAATTTATACTAAAATTCTCATTTTTCTCATTAAAAAGCGTTATTATTATATCGTGAATAAGTAAGACATTTCACAATATATTTTTTTCATAAAGCCTCCTTTACTAATGGCTTATAAAAAATGCTATCTTTATAGGTAGCATAGAGTAGATATATAAAACACGAATTGTTAAAAGGTAATTAGGAGTGATTAACCTAAATTCTATGGAGGGATTTATCTAGCCGCATTAGGATAACTACTGATGTGTCAAACCTTTATACCTATTCTATGGTACTTATAAAAAAGTACTAATAGGTTTTAATTAACTTATTGCTTGTTATGGAACAATAGGGTATTGCAGTACCTTAACTATTGTTCTTTTTTATTATGTAAAAAAGAGGTAAATCAGTGAAGAAGAAAAGAAAGCAAAAAGAAAGAAAGTATATAGAAGAATTTGATTGGGCAAAAATGAGAGTATTGAAAAGAAAAGGTTTAATATGAAAGATACTATAATAGCCATATTAATTTTAATAGGTATGAGTATATTCGCATTAGGTACATTTATACTCGCACAACATAAAAATGAGATATGGGAAGAATTAAGAAAAATACTTAAATAGACAAGGAGGCGATACCATTTGAAAAACGGACTTAACCCTAAACAAGAAAAGTTTATACAAAACATAGTAAATGGTATGAGCCAAAGAGAAGCATATAAGAACGCTTATAAAGCAAAATATAAAGATAAAGCTATTGATGAAAAAGCGTGTGTTTTATTTAATTCGGAAAAGGTACAGCAAAGGTACAAAGAATTAATGGAGCAACTAGAAGATAAAGCCATTATGAGTGCTAAAGAGCGTATGAAATGGCTTACTAATGTTATTAACAATAAAGAGCAAGAAGATATATATATAACTTCTGATGATGTAAGCGTAAAAATAGGAAGTAGAAATGCAGATTTAAACACTAAGTTAAAAGCTATTGATACTCTTAATAAAATGTCTGGAGAATATACAACAAAGATAGAGGCAGATGTAACCATTGAAAAATTGGAAGATTTACTATGACTTATACAGCAGACCAATTAATTAAGATTCGTAAAGATAAATGGAATGAGTTACACGACATTGAATACGATAAGAAATTAAGAAATGCAATGGCAGAAAAGATAATAAATAGTAAAGGACTAATAGAAGAAATAAAGAATAGTCCTGAAAAACTAATTGAAATGGTATTTATAGTAGTAGATAAAGAACAAAGAACAAGCCCATTTTTCTTAAATGAGGTACAAAAGGAATTTATCACTATTTTAAATAAAGCAATAGATGATTATAGCAAAGGTTTAATAACTGATATATCACTATTGGTATTAAAGGGTAGGCAACAAGGTTTTACAACACTTATAACAGCCTATCAAGAAGCGTGTAGTATCACGCAAAGAAACTTTCAAGGGTTTACTCTAGCAGATAAAACAGATAATGCAGAGGCAATCTTTCAAAATAAAGCAAAGTTTCCTTATAGCCAATTACCAGAGACATTAAAGCCAACTGAAAAGTTTAATAACAAAAGACAATTGTTATTTGAAAAGATTAACTCATCTTGGGCAGTAGATACAGCAACAGCAAATGTTGGACGTTCAAGAACGGTTAATTTTTTTCATGGATCAGAATGTGCGTTCTGGAAAGATGGAATAGCACCTATTCAAGCAGCACTAGGAGAGGCGTTCACAAAGAACTGTATTAAGATATACGAAAGCACAGCAAATGGCTTTAATGACTATCAAAAGATGTGGTCTAGTGGCGTACATATCAATTGCTTTTTTGAATGGTGGAAAACAAAAGAATACAATATCAACTTTGAAAGTGAAGACATAAGACAATCATTTCTAAAAGATATAGAAAGTAAAAACGATTGGATATATCAAAGGCTTAAATGGTTAAAGAACGATATTAAATTAAAAGATACTCAATTGTATTGGTACTTTAAAAAGTATCAGAACTACATTGATAAAGACTTAATAAAGCAAGAGTACCCGTGCACACCTAACGAAGCCTTTTTAATGAGTGGTAATTGTATATTTGATGTTGAGTTAATCATCAATAGATTAAGTAGAATACCTAGAGTAATCAAACAAGGCTATTTTACTTATGATGAAGAAAAAGCAAGACTAGGTAAAATGACTAACATTAAATGGGTTAATGATAGAAACGGGTACATAAAGATATATGAACTACCTAATACACCTAAAGTAACAAAGTATTGCATAGGTGGAGATACAGCCGGAGAGGGTAGTGACTACTTTACAGGGCACGTATTAGATGCTAGAACAGGAAAACAAGTAGCAGTACTTAAACATCAATTTGATGCAGACCTATATGCAAAGCAAATGTATTGTTTAGGTATGTATTATAGTAGTAGAAACATTAGAGGCGAGTTACAAACAGCCTTGATAGGAATTGAATGTAACTTTGACAGTTTTCCTATCAGAGAACTAGAAAGACTAGGTTATTACAATATGTATGTAAGACAAGAAGAAGATACATACACAGGTAAATTAACTAAGAGGTTTGGGTTTAGAACTGATAGGAATAGTAGACCAAGAGTAATTAGTAATCTAGTTCAAGTAGTAAGAGAAAACGCAGACCAATTAAATGATAAAGATACATTAGAAGAAATGCTAACATTCGTAAGGAATGAGAATGGCAGACCGGAAGCACAAGAGGGCGCACATGATGACTTAGTAATGGGTTTAGCAATAGCATATGAGATTAAAGATCAAGTATTATTCAGTGAAGAACCTATAACAGTAGAACGGCAGTTTAACTTTAGTGTTGAGAAACCGGCACAAAAAGATTATGGGGAGACAGTAATACCAGTATAGGAGGAAATATGGAACTAAAAGATACAATTAAATTAATGGAAAGTGAATATTACAAAGAAAGGTTTAAAGCAGAATATTATCAAACAAAGATAAGATATGACAAACTTCATAAAATGTTAATTAAATATGAAGCAGGTACATTAAAATTCACACCAACTTGTCCTAAAGAATTATTAAAAGAACAAGCAATGTATATGGGTAATTATCTTAGAATACTAGAAATAAGAGCAGAAATAGAAAACATAGACTTATAGGAACGTAACAATTGGCTACTAAAAGACTAATTGATATGATTTTGTTGGAATTATACAAAGAAGAATCTAAGAAGAACTTAGAAAAAGGAAAGGGCAAAAAGAAGAATGAAAAAAAGAAAGATTATTGAACGTAAGAGAGCATTAAAAGAAGCCTATTACAACGAATTAAGAAAAGCAGGTGTAATTGATACACCAAAGGTTAAAACGCTTGATGAGATGACTAAAAAGGAATTAATTGAACTTGCTTTAAGCGAAGGGGTAGAACTAGATAATAAACTAACTAAAGCAGTAATGATTGAAATGATTAATAAGCATGTTAATTCAATTGATACAAATGATGAAGAAGAAACACCAGTATTAGTAGTAGAACAATAGAGGTGCATTAATGGAAACAATTACAATAATTGTAAGTGTAGGAATAATGAATATCCTATGCTTTTTTATTGGTGCTAGAGTAGGGCAAAAGGTAGTTAATAAAGAAGAAATTAAACTACCTAATATTAACCCTATAACAGCAGTAAAAGAATATGAAGCCAAGAAAGAAGTTGAAAAGGCTGACGAACAATACAAAAAAGATTTAGAGGCAATCAATAATTACAATGGCTATCTATAGGAGGTGTAAAACAAAATGGATCTACAAGACATAAAACAAACCGACTTATGGACTTTATACGAGCAAGGTAGGAACTATGCAAGATTAATTAATATGTATAGTGATACTGACAGAAATTATCGTATGTATAACGGTAACCAATGGGAGGGGTTACCTATCAGTGGTATAGAGCCAGTACAATTAAATTTCATAAAACCAATAGTTAAATATAAGGTTGGTACAATCAATAGTAATCAATATGCAATAAACTATTCTAGTGAAAACTTTGAAAATAGAGAGTTTAGAAAGACAGCAGAAAAGACTTGCGAACTACTAAACAAAAAGGCTGCGAAAATTTGGGAAAAAGACCAATTAGATTTAAAGATTAGGCGTATATGTAAAGATAGTGCTATCAATGATGAGGGCGTTATGTATATTACATATGATGAAGAAAACCAATCTCCAATAAATGAAATCATAAGTAAGAATGATATATATTTTGGAAATGAAAACGATAGTAATATTCAAGCACAACCATATATCATAATCAAAAGAAGGTTACCTGTTCTAACAGTTCAAGAAATGGCTAAAACTCAAGGTGTAAGCGATGAAAAGTTAATGTATATCGTAGGAGATAATGATAACTTTGAAGAACCCGGAGAACAAGCAAAATATGAGAAAGACGATATGTGTACCGTAGTTACTAAAATGTATAGAGAAAGTGGAACAGTACATTTTGAAATTGCTACCAAGTATCTTGAAATTAAGAAAGATGCTGATAGTGGATTAAAACTATATCCGGTAGCACATATGATTTGGGAAGAAAAAGAAGGTTCGGCACGTGGAGAAGGAGAAGTAAGACACTTAATTCCTAACCAATTAGAAGTAAACAAAACTATAATGCGTAGACTTATTACAGTTAAGCATACAGCATACCCAACAAAGGTTGTTAATACTGATAAGATAATAAATCCATCTGACGTTGATAAAGTAGGTGTAACTATTAAAGCTAAGGGTGGTATGGCTGTAGATGACGTAAATAAACTTATAGGTGTTGTAAATCCTGCACAAATGAGTACTGATGTAGAGAAAGTACAAAATGAAATCATTAGTCTTTCAAGAGAATTAGCAGGAGCAGGAGATATTGCAACAGGTAATATTAACCCAGAGGACGCATCTGGTAAAGCAATATTAGCAGTACAGCAAGCATCACAACAGCCATTAGTTGAACAATTAGCAGAGTTAAAGAATTTCATAGAAGATTTAGCACGTGTATGGTTAGACCATATCACCACATATTCTAAAGATGGTGTAACACTTGAAGAAGAAGTAACAGACCAACAAACTGGAGAAGAATTTACTCAACTTGTTACAGTTCCTCAAAGTGTCTTATTAGAACTTCAAGCAAGTGTAAAAGTAGATGTAACACCTAAAGGAGCATTTGATAAGTACGCACAAGAATTAAGTTTAGAGAATATGTTAAAGGCAGGCTACTTTAGTGCTGATAGATTAAGTGAATTAAAAACATATGTAAGCGTATTAGATGATGACGCAGTAGCACCAAAAGGAAAACTAGAAGATGCTATTGAACAAATGGAAGAAGAACAAAGAAAGATTGCACAAATAAATGCACAGGCTCAAATGTTACAACAAAGAGCAAGCACATTTTTAGATAGTGATCCGGATTCACAGGTAAGTCAAATAAACGATGCTATGCAACAAGTACAAGCCGAAAGACTAGCAACTGGAGAAGAACGTAACGGAATGGCAGAAGAAAGAGAAAACGTAGGTAATTAAGTCCTTTATAGGGCTTTTTTATATGCCTATCTACCAAGAGTAGAAAAGGCGGCGTAGTCGGTGCAGCAGTAATGCAAAGACCACAAGACTACATTATAAGGTCCAAGCATTTAAGACATTAAACTGTATGGTTTCAGTGAAGCAAACACTAGAAAAAAATAGGAAGGAATTTAGTTATGGAAGATAACAAAGAACTTGTAACTGATGTTACTGAAAATGTAGAACAAGCTACAGAAGAACTTGTTGACGGTGCAAAGACACAAGAAACTACTGAGGAAGTTGTTAATGCAGTAGATGAAGCTACAGCAGATACTAAACCGGTGGAAGAAAAATTATATAGTGAATCAGAACTTAATCAAAAGTTAGATGAACTATTAGCCGATAAGATTGGAAAGAAAACAGCAATTATTAAAAGGCAACTTCGTAGAGAATATGACGAAAAATACGGAGAATTAGAAAACGTATTAAAAGCGGGTACAGGAGAAAGTGATATAAAAACAATCACAGATACTTTTACAGACTTTTATACGAAGAAAGGTATTAACATACCTCAACGTGCTAATTACAACGAAAGCGATTTAAAAATACTTGCTAATGCTGAAGCAGACGACATTATTAATTCAAGTTTTAATGAAGTTGTTGAAGAAACTGACAGATTAGCAGATAAGGGACTAGATAATATGAGCCCTAGAGAAAAAATCGTATTCAAGAAATTAGCCGAATATAGAAAGTCAAAAGAACGTGAAAATGAACTTGCTAGTATCGGTGCTATGAAAGTAACAAATGATAAAGAGTTTAACGACTTTGCAAGTCAATTTAATAGTAACGTTCCAATTAAAACAGTCTATGAAATGTATACAAAAACAAGACCTCAGCCAAAGGTTGAACAAATAGGAAGTATGAAATCTACAGTACCTAATAAAACAAAAGATTACTATACACCAGATGAAGTAGATAGATTAACTCCAGAACAGTTAAGAGATCCAAAAATTATGGATGCAGTAGATAATTCAATGAAGATTTGGTACGAGAAAGGTATTCATTAATTCCTAGATAAATATTGAAAGGAAAGTGAAGAATTATGGCAGTTGCAAACTTTAAAAAACAAGTTTGGAGTTCTAAAATTCAACATCAATTAGAAACAATTACATCTTTAAAAGATCATTGCGATTTTGAATTTGAGGGCGAAGTAAAACAAGCAGAAAGAATTAAAATCTTAGGAGTAGTTAGACCAACTATTAGAAAATATGTGCCTGGTGAAGCATTAATACGTGAAGGTGTAAATGACAATGCTCAATATATGGACATTGACCAATTCAGATACTTTGATTTTGAAGTTGATGATGTAGAAAAAGCACAATCTCAAAAAGGATTAATTGAGGCTTTATCTAAAGAAGCAACTTTAGGACTAAGTGAAGAAGCAGATGCATATGTTGCTAGTCTAGTAGTTGAAGACAAAGCAAACTTAAATAGTGCTAATTCAACTGATATTAGTACTGTAACTGATGGTGGTATTTCATTAATCGAAGGTGGATTCGCTACACTATACGGTAACAACTGTAAACCTAGTGATACATTCCATTTAGAAATCACTCCAGAATGGTATACAATTCTAAGACCAGAAATTATTACATTAGATACTAACAACAGCGAAATAATCAAAAAAGGTTATGTTGGTAAGTATGGTAATGCTTTAATCTCTATTGAGAATATGCTTGGCACTTGGAATGATGGAACTCGTGATTGCAAGCTAGCTATGTTAAGAACTAATAAAGCAATTGCATTTGCAGGACAAATCGACAAGGTAGAAGCATATAGACCACAAGATGCATTTAGTGATGCAATTAAAGGTTTATACGTATTCGGTTCTAAGATTGTTAGACCAGAACAAATTTATTTATTCCCTATTTATTAATAGGCATAGAAAGGAAATGATAATATGGCAATTGTAAATTTAGATAGTGCTAAATTAAAAGCAAAAGTTAATGAAATCAATCTAGGTACTTTAACAGCATCTACAACAGATGGTATTGAGTACACTGTAAATAGGCCAGATGATAGAACTGTATTAGCAGTATATAACTCTGGAACTTCTGCAGCAAAAGTAACTTTAAAAGCACCAGTTAACAAATGTTATGCAGGCGTAGTTGCTGATAAAGAATTATCAGTAGGTGCAGGTCAACTTGCAGTTATTCAAGTTGAAACAGCAAGATACATGGATGAAAAAACTAAGAAAATCACTCTTGGTAGTGCAAGTGCTGATTTAAAAGCATTAGTTGTTGAATTTATTAACTAATTTTAAGGGGCGTACAGCCTCTTTTATCTTGTTAGGGTATAAATGGGTTCAACTCCCATAAACAAGACCAGAAAGGAAAGAAACAATGGAAAAAGTAGAATATTATGTAGTATCTCCAAGTACTAAATTGTTTGGAGGAATTAAAGTAGATAAAAATACATCATTTGATACATACAATGATGATAAAACAGTACATCAAACATTTAGAAATGGAAAGTTAACAACCCATATTAAAAGAGAAACTAATTTCAATGGAATCAAATCAACAGAAACAAGTAACCTAGTTACAGAAGTTCCAGAGGGAATTGTATTACTATGGGACAAACAAAACGGATATATCATTCCAAATTATCATATGGTTAAGGTATCAGATGCTATTAAAACACTACAAGGTGTAGAAAATATTACTAAACCTATTGAAGATGGAACAAGAAAAGCAATAGAAAAAGAATAAGATTTATATAAAAAATATATAAAAAGTGTATAAAAAATGTAATGAAAATGTAGAATAGAGGTGCAATATGGACAAAATGACATTAGAAGAAATGAAACAAAAAGTATATTCAATGATAGAAGAATATAGCGAAGATGCCGAAGAATTAACAGCAGATGAAGATTTAGCAACTAAAATGAACTCTGTAATTAACCAAGTACAAAATGAACTATCAAGATATAAAAAGATAGATGGTTATAAAGAAGTTGAAGTAACTAAAGGCGATAGAATTAGTCTTACTGAAATAGATCAAAATATATATCAATTAAATGTTATTAAAGGTGTTTCATACGAACCAATAGGAAACACTATCTTATTCAATGAAAGTGGCACAGCAGACGTTTATTACTATAAATATCCTGAACAAATTAATGCTGATACAGAAGATACATACGAATTTGAAATAGATAGAGATTTATTAGAGATAATGCCTTATGGAGTAGCCGCAGATTTGCTTAAAAGTGATGTATCAAGTAATTATGGAACTGTATATGCAAATAGATACAGGGAATTGATTCAATCACTAGATTCAAGAAAAGTAATGCAATCTATGTATTTTGATGGTGGCTTAGACTTTTAGGAGATGATTAAATGGCAGATACTATAAGTGGTACATTAATATCACGTAATTATAATAATTTTAAAGGTGTAGATTTTAGCAATAGAAAAGATGAAGTATCATTAAATCGTAGTCCAGATGCTCTTAATATGTGGAGAAATTATAAAAGTACTTATGGCAGATGTGTAGAAACAAGACCGGATATAGAGTTACTTAAAAGTTACAGTGATACTATATTTGGTCTATTTTTTTATGCTTATAATGGTACAACACATAAAATAGTACACTCTGGAACTAAACTATATGATGAAGATAAAGTTATTTACTCTGGTATGGCAGAACATAAAAGTAATTTCTTTGTATATGGTAATAAGTTATACATCAAAGATGGTAGCAAATATCTTGTATATGATGGAACTTCTACAAGTGAAGTAGTTGGATTTATTCCTACAACAACTATAGGAAGAAGTCCGGCAGGAAGTGGAACTGTATTTCAAGATGTTAACATGCTTAATGGGATTAGAAAGAATAGCTTTGTATCAGACGGAGAAAGTGTTGATTATATTTTAGATGCTGAAACTTTTGATAGTGATTATTCAGTTAGAGTTTGGGTTAACGATAAAGAGATAACAGAAGGATTTACAGCGTATCCAACACAAGGCAAAATAACCTTTAATGTTGCACCGGAAGCACCTTTAACAACAGGACAAGACAATGTAATAGTACAATTTAGAAAAACAATAGAAGGTTATAGAGATAGAATAGATAAATGTACTTTATTAGAAGTATTTGATAATAGAATTTTCTTTAGTGGCAATCCAGACTACCCTCATGTGTTATTCCATAGTAGTTTAGATGATCCAACTTATTGTAGTGATTTAGACTATTACGAAGAAGGAACAAGCGATGCTAAAGTAAACGCTCTTATTTCTGGCAATAATGCTTTGTGGGTACTTAAAGAACCGTCACAAGCGAATACTACAATTTTCTATCATAACCCAACAATTGATACTGATTACGGTAAAGTTTATCCAAGTACACACTCAAGTATTTCAGAGGGCTGTGTATCAACTGGTATCAATTTTAAAGACGATATTGTTTTCTTTAGTAATAGAGGAATGGATGCAATTAGTGGAGATGTTACAACAGAACAAGTATTAGCACATAGAAGTACATTAATTGATAATAGATTATTAAATGAAACCGATTATAAGAATCTAACACTTGCAGAATATGAAGGTTATTTATTAGTATTCATAGGAAATAAAGTATATTTAGCAGATAGCAATAGTATTACAAGTGATTTTAGAGAATATGAATGGTTCTATTGGAAACTATCAAAAAATATTTCAAGTGCTCTAGTTAAAGATGGAGTGCTTTATTTATGTTCAGAAAATGAAATATATACGTTAACTAATAACGATGAAGAAAGAGAATTAGAAAGTTATTGGACTACATTACAAGATGAGTTCAAATATCCTCAATATCAAAAGACAACTAATAAAAGAGGTTGTGTAGCAGATGTTAACGGTAAAGAAGTCGTAGTGTATGCAAAGACTGACAGTAATAAATTCGAGAAGATAGATAAATATAAAATCAAAAAAGATTATGTTGTATCAAGAATTAAAAAGAAGAAATGGAAGTCAATACAACTTAAATTTTATTCAACGAAAGTATTTAGTTTGTACTCTTGTACATTAGAAAGTTACATAGGAAGTTATGTAAAACGTTAGGAAAGGAGAAACAAGATGGCAGTTAATTATGATGATAAAAGATTCACACAGGTTGAAAACGCAAAGAAAGATGCAATAAATAACGCTAATAATACATATGACAGTATGATTAATCAATCTGATGCAAAATACAATGAATTAATAAATGCGACTAAAGATTATGCAAATAAACAACAGGAAATACAACAAAAGAATACTGATTTTGCAATAGAACAAATTAATCAACAAAAAGATCAAGCCAAAAAAGATTATACAAAAGAACAAAAAGGTGCTTATACAGATTATCAAAAAGCAACTAATCAATATGGAGTTAATGCAGAACAACAAGCAAAAGCTGGATTAATGAATACTGGTTATGCTGAAAGTTCAAAAATAAGTGCATTTACAGCCTATCAAAATAGATATTCAACAGCACGTGAAGTATATAATAAGGCAGTTTTAAATTATGATAATGCAATTAAAGATGCTCAATTAAAGAACAATGCAACACTTGCTGAAATTGCGTTCAAGTCATTACAGACTGAATTAGAATATGCTTTACAAGGATTTCAATATAAAAATAATCTTTTACAAACTAAACTTAATACTCAGATTCAATTAGATAGTGAATACAACAATAGGTATCAACAAGTATTATCACAAATTAATACAGAAAATAGCCTAGCAGAACAAATAAGACAATATAACGAATCAATGGCATATCAAAAACAAAGAGATGCAGTAGAAGATGCACAATGGCAAAAACAATATAACTTATCTGCATCAAAATCAAGTTCTAGTTCAAGTTCTGGAAAATTAACTAATGGTTCAAGCAGTTCAAGTAAAGGCAATAGTTCAAGTAGTAAAAATAATTCATTATCTGGATCATCAAGCAGTCTTACAGGTGGAAACAATAATAACAAATGGCTTTCAGCAAGAGAACTTGCTAACAGTTTGGGATTACCAGCAGCAGTAAATTTAGACAAAGTAATAAGTGATAATGAATACGAGAAAAAAGAAGAAAATGGTTTCACATACTATAGGAAAAAGTAAGGAAAGTAAGGAGGTGTTTTAAATGGCTAAATGGCAAGATACTTACGAAGAATTAAAGAAAAAGAAAAAAATAACTGATAATATCATTAATGAAAATTCAAATATTAATTATGATATCGCACCTATTTCAACAAAGACCGAGAAAAAATGGTATCAAAATATCATTAATTTAGATAATGTAAAGAAAATCGCAGATACAGAACATTTAAAAGACGGATACGATTTTGGAGATATAACAAAAACCATTTTAGGAACTAAAAAAAATCTAAAACAAGCCGTTAATTCAACAGTATTAGATGTTGACACAGGACTTTTAAAAGGTGTATCTGATATTGGAGTATCTGCGGCAAAATTAATTTCTGGAGGAGTTGCCCAAGTTGCTGACTGGGTAGGAGAAGATGAATATGCTGACAAAGTTAGAAAAAGAATAGCAGGGCAAGATGAAGAAACAAATAAAAAATTTGAAAATAAACATCCTTCTGGCTTATTAAAAAAATTAAACGAAAAATCAGATGAAAAAAGTATTTTGGGAGAAACAGCCGATGAAATAACTGGAGGTGTTGGTTACTATGGTGGTATGTTTGCGCTTCAGGGAGTAGGTGTCCCGTGGCAAGTTACAGCAGGTGTTACCAGTGCAGGAAATGAGTTAGGAAATGCATATGCAAATGGTGCAGAAGATTGGGAGGCATGGCTTTCTTCTGGTATATCAGCAGGTGTAGAAATAGGTAGTGAATACATATTTGGTGGAGTTAAACTGCCGGGCACAGGGCAAGCAATTGAGCCATTACTAGGCAAAGTTACTGATAAAATTTCTAAGAATGGTATAAAATATTTAACCCAAGCAGGCATTCAAATGGGTGGTGAAGGACTAGAAGAAGTTATTTCTGGTATTGGTAGTGCAATCGGACAAAAACTAACATATATGAATGATAAGGAACTTAAAGAACTATATACAAGTGAAGATGCTTTAAAAGACTTTGTGATTGGTGCAGCAGTATCCGGAATAACTATGGGTGCAAATCCTAATACATATCAGAATATAAAAGACGGAAGAAGTCTTATTACTGGTAGAACAAGTGAAGAAGCAACTACGATTGAAAATCTTACAAAAGAGGCGCAAACAAATGCAGAAAAATTAAAAGGATCTAAATTAACAACTCAAGAGAAAAAAATTATTGAAAATGTTATAAATGGAGAAGTTCAATCAAAAATTAATGAATTAAAAGAAACATTAGAAAATACCCAAGATGAAGACAAAAAAACAAAAATTCAAAAGCAAATAACTGAATTACAACAACAAATAGATAATGTTTACAGTTTAATTAATAATGAAAATCAAAGCCAAAACCAAGAAAAAAACACTGAGAGCAATGAGAATGTCACTGAGAACAATGCAGAGAATAATGTAATAATTGATACAACAAATAAGAGTCTTAATAATATAGCAAATCAAATACAAGCATTAGAAAGCCAATTAGATACTTCACAAAATGCATCACAACAACAAGAACTATTAAATCAAATACAAACATTGGAACAAAAGTATAATGAAATCTTGCAACAAGAACAAAACGTAGGTTTACCAATACAAGAAGTACAGCCAAAAGAATTACAAATAAATGAAGATATTGGGCCGATTCAAGAGGTAATACAAAAGGAAATTAATAAACCAACTACTCAAGAAACTAAAACAAATTCATCTATGGAGAACGAGAGCAATACACCAAAAGATGTAAAATCAAGTTCTAATATTGAAGTAGGCAAGAATAATAAAAATGTAGTAAATAAAGAAGTTAATAATGAAGTAAATCAAACGGAAGAAAGAAAAGTTATTAATAATGAAGTTGCTGAAAATCTACAAGAACAATCTACAAATGATTATAAAAGCAAACAATTAGAGGCAATAAATGAAAGTAATCCTGCTGATGATAGTTATCATACGTGGGTTAGAAGCACCGAAAATATAAAAACATTTGATGAAGCTTTCTTCGAGGATGGAGAATATTCTGGTATGGATCCAGACTTTACAGAAAGTATGGCAAAGGAAAGCAAAAAAACTGGCAAAATAACCGTTTATAGTTCATACCCTATAGAAAATGGTGTGTTTGTTAGCCCTTCTCAAATAGAAGCCTCACAATATGCAGGTGGAAACGCAAGTAAATTATATTCTAAAGAAGTAAATATAAATGATGTCGCTTGGATTGATGGAGCAGAAGGACAATATGCAAAAGTAGAAGATACACAAACAACAACTAATGGACAAGAAAAACAAATTCAAGGTTTAGAAAGTTATTCAAAAAAACAAATAAAAGACATCACAAGGGATTACATACAAGAAAAATTAGAAGAAAATAATTTATATGATGTAGAAATAAATGACCTTGAAATAATCGGAAGTAGAAATAGGGGAACAGCAAAAGAAAACAGCGATTTAGATATTGTTGTAGAATATACCGGAGATATTAGAGAAGATGATTTATTTAATATTCTTAATGAAGAACCAATGTATATAGATGGTGTTCAAGTAGATATTAATCCTATTAACGAATATGATTCCGGAACGCTAAAAGAATTTATGGAGCGTTCAAATAAATATGATAAAGATGTATTGTCAAAATTAAATGAAAACGCAACACCTACTCAACAAGAATTAGATAATTTAGAAGATATAAGACTAAATAAAAGTGGAAGTGAATATGCTTCTGCTTTTTATGATTTAGAAAAGAAATATGGTATAGAAAATCTTTCTAAAAGTCTAAGTGAGTATAAAACTATCGATAAAATAATTAATAATAAGGAAGTTGTGAAACAAGTAAGCAGGCAAGTAGAAGATGCTATTGCACCAATTCAAGAAACTGTTAAAGAATTAAAACAAACACTTGAAACAGTAAAACAAGTAGCAGACACCAATGAAAATATAGAACCATTAAATGAAAGCAAAACTGTTAATTTAGAAAATCAAATTGACAATGCATTGTCCAATAGTGAATCAAAATCAAAGAGTTATCTAGGAAAAGTTACTAATAGTGTAGCTGCTAAAATTAAATCTTTACTTGGAATAGAAGTTAAAAATAGAAAACACGTACTATCTGATAATGACATCAGACATATGATGAAACAACATAGTAATCAAGAAATAGAAAGTCGACGTGGACAAATTGCAATAACAAAGGAAGATATAAAAAATATACCAGATATTATTAATCATCCGGATGATATAACTAAAGGAACCGATAATAAATTAGGACAAACAATAAGGTATATAAAAAGGTACAACGACAATACTACAAATGTAGTTGAGGTTGTACCTGATAATAGCAATGCTTTAATTATAAAAACAATGTGGAAGAAACCTTCTACTTTAACTAATAGCATTGCTCCTAGTTCAACGTCCGAAACGAAAGGTAGTGATATTTCTTCCACACTTACCGGTAATATATCTCAAAAAATGGAAAATGTCAATGATATAGCACCAATAAAAAAAACTTATAAGGCTGACGAAAAGAAGTATGATGATACATCTACGTTAAAAATTAAATCAGATAAATCAAAAAGCGAAAATACATTAATTAAAAATACTGAAACATCAGAAAATGAAAATATTTATTCTACAGATCCAACTAAAGAGATTTCTTATGAATTAAATGATTCGTCAGAAAAGAAAAGAGTAGCTGAAATACTAACAGAAGAACCTAAGAAGATAAAAAAAGACCAAAGATTATGGGCAACAATGAAAGCAAATCTTTTTGATAAAGGGGCAGTATTTGAAGATTTATCTATTAAAACTAAGAATAGGGATTTAATGGGGAAGTGGGATTATTCATTAACATCAGAAGCAAGGGCACAAAATGTTATTGGTAATGGACATACAGAATATGATGTTAGCAGCAAATCAATAAAACAAACAAGTAAATCATTAAATGATATTGTGGCAGAGGTCGAAAATACAGGACTTAAAAAAGAGTTCTACGATTATATGTATCATAAACACAATATAGACAGAATGAATTTAGAATCAAAAGCAAAAGAAAAGATTATTGATTTAAACAATATGCTAAAAGAAACAACTAATGATGCAGATAAAAAAGCAATTGAAAAAGAAATCAAATCATTAGAAGAAACAGTTAATAAACCAGTATTCGGAGATAGTGTTACTTCTGAGGTTTCTAAAGGAATTGTTGAACAATATGAAAATGAAAATCCTAGATTTATGGACTTTGCACAAGACGTATACGATTATGTAAATGCAGATAGACAACAATTAGTTAAAGAGGGCATTATCTCACAAGAAACAGCAGATTTATGGAGTGAAATGTATCCTCACTATGTACCTATCAGACGTGTAGACACAAACGGAAATGCAATTAATGTTCCTTTAGATACAGGACGAACTGGAATAAATGCACCAATTAAAAAGGCAACTGGTGGAAGTTCTGATATTTTACCATTATTCGATACTATGGCAATGAGAACACTACAAACATACAAGGCTATTGCAAAAAATAGTTTTGGTGTAGAACTAAAAAATACTTTAAATACTACAATAGAAAATCAACAAACTAATGTTGATGAAGTATTAGACAGTGTGGATCAACAAGAAAGTTTATTGCAAGAAGGTAAAAATGGAAAGAAACCAACCTTTACTGTATTTGAAAACGGAGAAAAAGTTACATATGAAATTACTCAGGATATGTACGATGCATTAAAACCATTAAGTGAAAGTTCACTATTAAGTAAGACATTTAAACCATTTAATACAGCAAGCAATTTTCATAGAGGATTATTAACTGAATACAATCCAGTATTTATGATTACTAATGCAGTAAAAGATATCCAAGATGTGTTAATCAATTCACAACATACAGCAAAGACCTATTCTAAAATACCTGAAGCATATACACAAATATTAAGTAAAGGCTATTGGTATCAAGAATATGTAGCAAATGGTGGAGAACAAAACTCATACTTTGATAGTCAAGAAAATACATTTAAAACTGAAAATAAAGGAATTAAAAAAATATTAGATGCACCACCATTTAGCACAATTAGTAAACTAAATAACATTATAGAAATGGCTCCAAGACTTTCAGAATATATTGCAAGTAGAGAACAAGGTAGAAGTGTAGAGGTTTCAATGTTAGATGCTGCAAGAGTTACTACTAACTTTAAAGCGGGTGGAAATATAACAAAGTGGGCTAATAGAAATGGTGCTACATTCTTAAATGCTTCTGTACAAGGGGCTATGCAACAAGTTAGAAATGTTCGTGAAGCCAATATGAATGGTCTTAGAGGATGGGCGAACTTAGCAGCTAAATTTGCTATGGCAGGTCTACCAGCAATATTATTAAATGGCCTTATTTGGAAGGATGACGATGACTACGAAGAACTATCAGACTATGTTAAGCAAAACTACTACATCGTATGGAAAAAAGATGATGGTACTTTTATAAGAATACCTAAAGGAAGAACTGTTGCAGTTATTCAAGAAGCTATACAACAAGTAGAAAATGCTAGAACTGGAGATGATGAAGTAGATTTAAAATCATTCTTAGATTTAGTTTTAAATAATTTAGCACCAAATAATCCTATTGATAACAACATAATATCTCCAATTACTCAAGTTATAAGTAATAAAACTTGGTATGGAGAAGATTTAGTACCTACAAGATTACAAGATGTACCGGCAAATGAACAATATGATGAAAGTACAGATACATTTAGTAGATGGTTAGGAGATAAATTGAATATAAGTCCAATGAAGATTAACTATGTATTAAATCAATATAGTGGTGGTGTTGGAGATGTTGTTTTACCAATGATTACACCAAAAGCAACAAACGATGCAGATAGCGTAGGAGACTATTTAATTGCACCTTTTGTTGACAAATTTACAACTAATGCAATTATAAATAACAAAAATCCGGGAAATTTATTTGAAACAAGTGAAAAACTTACAACAAATGCTAAAAGCAGTAAAGCAACTGATAATGATGTTCTTAAAAATAAATTTATTAATTCAATTAAAAATGAGATGAATGAATTGTACAAGCAAAAACGTGAAATTCAAAGTAGCGATTTATCAAAAGGAGAAAAGTACGAGCAAGTACTCGAAATTCAATCACGAATTAATGAACTATCTAAATATGGCTTAAATAATTATGAAGATGTAGATATATCTGGAAATTATGCAACTGTAGGAAATAGACAATATAAATTAAATTCTGATGAAGAATGGGAAAAAATAACTGATAAACAAATTGAAAAACAAGAAAAAGTAAGTAATTCATTAAATATTAGCGCTAGCAAATATTGGAGTAATAAAGAAGAATATGATTATGCTTATGAAAATCCCGGAAAGTATGCAGTAGCAACAGCGATTACAGATTATAAAACATATAAAATATATTCAAAAAATATATATGAACTAAAATCAGATAAAGACGAAGATGGAAATTCAATAAGTGGTAGTAGAAAAGCAAAAGTAATTAGTTATGTTAATGGGCTAGACTTATCCATTCCTCAAAAAGCAATGTTAATTAGACAAACTTATTCAAGCTTTGATGATTATAATGATGAAATAGTAAATTATGTTTCTAATTTAAATATTGATTATGATACTAAAAAAACAATCTTAGAGGCATTAGATATGAAGGTCTATGCCGATGGAAGTGTAGGTTGGTAATATGAGTTTAAAACAAGATAGAACAGGCACAAGAACATCAGAGGATTTAAGACGAAGAATTAATATTAAAGGTATTGATGAAGCAGTAAAAGAAACTGATGAGAATAGTAAAACAGTTAAAGAAATGGAAACAAGGGTTAATGGAATTAGCGAGAGTTTAGATAATACTAGAAAAAATTATATATCTACTCAAACTCAAAAATTTACAGAGGAACAAAAAACAAGAGCAAGAGATAATATAGGAGCTGGAAACAGTTCCTTTTCTGGTTCTTATAATGACCTAAGCAATATTCCGACAGATTTAGTAAAAGATGCAAAATATGTTCATACAGATAATAACTACTCATTATCAGAAAAAAATAAATTAGCAGAAATAGAAAATAAAGCAGAAGTAAATAAAATTGAAAAAATCAAAGTAAATGGAATAGAGCAGGATATTACAGATAAGGAAGTTGATATAACTTTTAATCCTACATTGTATGATTTATCTAGTTATAAAGAAAGTGATTTAACGATACTTCGTTCAAGTTGTATTGAAAAAAATAAAAGAGTTTGTGTGAATTTTGTTGGATCTATAAATATTACAGCAAATAACACAACAACATTATTTACTTTTCCAATAGCAATAAGACCAATCGAAACAAAAGACTTTGTTGTGTTTGGTCAAACAAATAATAACGATGGGTATATAGGCTATGGTTATCTAACTAATGATGGTTTATTACAAGTTAGATTTAATGTAGATATAACTTCTTATATTAGATTTTCATTTGTCTATGATTTATAAAGGAGAGTGATAGTAAATGATAGCAATAGATCCAGAAGATAAAAGAACAATTTATTTAACAAGAGGTGATGAAACAAGCGAGTTTTTTAGACTAGCTTTTTATTTCCCTATTTGGAATTATGAAACACAGCAAGAAGAAAAATATTTATTCCAATTAGATGATAAAATTTCATTCATTGTTAAAAAGAAAAAAGGTTATACGGATGAAGATGTATTTAGAATAGATAAAACATTAAGAGAAATGGGAGAAGTAGAACCTACTTATTATCCGGAAATTCAATTAACCGAAGAAGAAACAAAACAATTTGACTTGCTAAACAAATCTCAAACATATTGGTACGATATTGTTTTAAATGATACTACAACAATATTAGGCTTTATGATTGATGATGACGATAAAAAAGGAGCAAGTAAAATTATAGTATTCCCAGAGGGAGAGGAAGGAGAAGAATAATGGCATCAAATACATATTTAAGAGGAGTTCTTGGTTTTAAAGGCGAAAGAGGATATTCAGCCTATGATATTGCAGTAAAAAACGGATTTAAAGGAACAGAACAAGATTGGTTAGCAACTATAGGAAAAGCAAGTAAATTTGATACAAATAGAGTTTTATATACAACTACAACAGTAAATGAAACAACATTTGATTTACCTAGTGCATATTTAGGAAGTAATCATAGTTCAATCAGTATTTTTGTTAATGGTATTTCAATAAAACAAAATGCTTATACAATAAATGAAGAAACAAAAAAGGTAATATTAGCGAACCAATTAGAAAAGATAGGAACAGAGGTAGAAATTGTTTGTTCTACACTTAGTACAAATGCTTTACCGATAGTTGAAACAATAGATTCAGAATCAACAAATAAGACAACACCGGGAACAAAAGCAGTATATGATTACGTGGATACAGTAAAAAAAGATATAGAGGATTCACAAAGTAGCAAAGCATCAGAAAAATTTGATAAGTCAAATATTCAAGTAATAACTGGCTCTAAATCCGGTATAGCTGCAGGTACAATAGAAATTGTTGATGTTAATTATCCATCAGGATTTACAAAATTAAATACGTTAATTATCAGTAAAATGGTTTCATCAAATAATAATTACTACGATACAAGCGATATGACAGATAATGAAAGTGGTTTTCCAATAATTAAACAAATAGCATTATTAGATACTAATATAAGAATTTGGTTAAAAAATAATAGTTCAACAGAAACAAAAATAGGTTATTTTAAAATAACACTATTAAAGGTTAGTTAGGAGTGATAGATTATGGCAAGTAAAGATCTAGTAAAAGGTTATTGCAAAGAAAGTAAATGCGAATATGACGTTTACACAAAAGAAAAAATGGACGAATTATTAGAAGAAATATCAACAGGAATGGTAGGAGACGAATACAGTTCAAGTTCTACTTATTCTAAAGGGGATTTGACAATCTATAACAATACTCTCTATGTGTGTAATACTGATATTACTACTGCAGAAGAATGGAATGCATCACATTGGACTGAAACTTCTTTAAGCAATGAATTAAAAAACAAACAAAATTCTTTAACTTTTGATTCAACACCGACGAGTAATAGTACTAATCCTGTAACAAGTGGAGGAATTAAAACATTATTTGATAACGTTGATGAATTGATTAATACTATCAATACAGCACTATCCGGTAAAATGAATAGTAATAAATTTGCAATATTAACAGGCTCAATTACTGGTACTGGAGGCGGTTCAACAGACGTTGATTACCCATCTGGTTTTACAAAAGATAATTGTATTGTTGTAGGAGCGATGATTAACAATTATGGTGGTTCAAGTTACGCATTTGGCACAGGACTTAGTAATGCTACAAATCCTAATGTAAGACTAAAAAATGATAAGGTTGGAATTTCTATTTTTACAGATTCAACAAGCGAGTTAACATACGGTTATAGAATAGCGTTAATGAGAATTGATTAAAGAGGTGCTAGATGGATAACAACACAATAATATTACTTCTAGGTTTTATCGGTTCAATGATTGGAATAATAACTCCAGTAATTAAGTTAAATACATCTATAACAAGATTAGATGTATCTATTAATGACCTTAATAGAACTGTAAATAAAAATGAAAAAAGAAATGATGAACAAGACAAAAGATTAGATAATCACGAATTGAGAATACACGATTTAGAAAGAAAGTGAGGTATAGATATGATTAAAATTGATAAAAACGGAAATATCGAACTAACAAGAGGTGATGTACTACCATTAAATATTACAGCCACTAATAAAGATGGAACGGATTACGAGTTCAAAACGGACGATGTAATCCGTTTTAAAATTATAGAAAAAAACCAATGTAATCACGTAATAGTTCAAAAAGCTGTAACGGTAAAAGAACCGACAACATTAGTTCAATTAGATTTATCTAGTAGTGATACAAAAATAGGTAAAATAATCAATAAACCTGTTGATTATTGGTACGAAGTAGAATTAAATCCGGATACTAACCCTCAAACAATTATCGGCTATATCAAAGAAAGTGGAGGGAAGTTATTTACTCTATTACCGGAGGGTGGAGATAAAAAATGATAGAAGAAAGAATAAATGTAAAAGGAACTGTTGGGCTAGATACAATAAATGTTTATCCTACTATACAAGAAAAAACAATAATTCCAACAACTGAAATTCAAGAAGTAACACCAGATGAAAATTACTATGCTTTATCAAAAGTAACAGTTAATAAAGTAACTAATGAAATCGATGATAATATTCAAGCTAATAATATAAAACAAGGTGTATCTATTTTAGGAGTAGAAGGTAATGTAGTAGAACTTCAAGGTGAAACAAAAGAAGTAACTCCTACAAAGAATGAACAGACAATATTACCAAGTGAAGGCAAAAATGCTTTAACAAGTGTATCAGTAAAGCCTATACCAGATGAGTATATAATTCCAAATGGAGATATAGAAGTAAGCCAAAATGGAACTTATGATGTAACATCTAAAGCAACCGCTAAAGTAAATGTTAAACCTAATGTTGGCACTAAAACAATTACTGAAAATGGTGTATATAATGCGAGTGAAGATAATTTAGAAGGCTATAGTCAAATTAATGTTGAAACAGATTATTTCATTATGGCTATGAATAGTAGTATTGGTTCTAATATTTATAAATATATAAAAAAAGTTCCACAACTAGATACTAGCAATATGACATCATTAAGTTTTATGTTTCAATATTGTAGGTCTTTACAAACAATACCACAATTAGACACTAGCAATGCTACAGATATGAATAATATGTTTGGTTTTTGCACTTCTTTACAAACAATACCACAATTAGACACTAGTAAAGTTACTAGGTTTTTTAATATGTTTAATGAATGTACTTCTTTACAAACAATACCACAGTTAGACACTAGTAATGGTAAAGATACTAGCGGTATGCTTTGTAATTGTAGGTCTTTACAAACAATACCGCTATTAAACACAACCAATGTTATAAATATGGGACAGATGTTTCAAAATAGTACTTCTTTACAAACAATACCACAATTAGACGCTAGTAGCATTTTGAGTATTAGAGCTACTTTTCACGGTTGCATATCATTAGAAAACTTTGGCGGACTATTAAACTTAGGACAAGCCTATGATACAACACAAAGTGCCAATTATTCTAATTATACATTTGGCTTATCATCTTGCACTGTACTAACACACGATAGTTTAATGAATGTAATAAATGGTCTATATGATATAGCAACAAAAGGATGTAATACACAAAGTTTAGTTTTAGGAAGTACAAACCTAGCAAAATTAACAAGTGAAGAAATAGCAATAGCAACTAATAAAGGTTGGACAGTAAGTTAGATAGAAAGGAAAGAAGAAATGAAAGCAATATTATATACAGCACCAAAACTATTAATAGCAGACGAAGGAAAGATGCTAAGAAGTAAAAATGATATACCTACAGAAGAAAACAAACCTTATTATACATCAGTAATTTTTTTAGGAGACCAAATTAATAGTTTAGAAGAATGCAAAGAATTATATGTAGAAGAAGAAATATAGATTGGAGGTATAAAGTGAAAAAAGCAATAGACGATGTAAAAAGTTATGTAACAATATTATTTGCTACAGCCCTAGTAGTATTACTATTTATAGCATTGTTTAAGAGTGAAAATATGTTTGAAACAGTATTTTTACTATTTACAAATTTATGTACTGCTGTGTTTACATACTTTTTCACGAAGAAAAAAGATACAAACAAGGAAGGAGAATAAATAATGAAATTTAATTCAAGAACAACAGCACCATCTAAAAACAATAATTATTATTATAAAAATAATATTTTTTACAAGTGTGGTTATGGAATGCCTAACTGTACTTGCTATGCTTGGGGTAGATTTTATGAGTTATTAGGTAAATATCCTAAACTATGTACCGCGAATGCAGAAAACTGGTATAAATATAATGACGGATATGAACGAGGCAATACGCCAAGATTAGGAGCCGTTATTGTTTGGAGTAAAGGTATTATAGGAAATGCAAAAGATGGAGCAGGACACGTTGCAATTGTTGAAGGAATAAATGATGATGGATCTATTCTAACAAGTAATAGTGGATATAAAAGTACTAATTTCTATTTAAAGAGAATCCCAAAAGGATATGCTTTAAATGGTTATAAATTTGAAGGCTTTATTTATAATCCTGTTAACTTTGAGAATGAAGCAAATCCAAAACCAGTAGAAACAAAATCAGATCCAGTAGAAGCAAAGAAATACATTCAAATTAATGCAAAAAGTGGAGTTTGGTGTAGGAAAGGTATAGGCTTTAAATATACAAAATATAAAGCAATTCCATACGGGACTAAATGCGAACTATTAGAAAAGAACGCTGGAAGTTCAAACGGTTATAAGTGGGATAAAATAATCTATAATGGCGTAACCGTATATCTACCTAACAACTGGAACAAATATTTATAAAAAACAAATAGGTAAGGAAACTAATGTCCTTACCTATTTTTTATTGCCTATATTTTTTATAAACTAGCATATCTTCATTCCAATAATCATATAAACTTATGAAATAATTCCTAGCGAATATTTTCATTTCTTCCCTATGTATAGTTTCTTCAAATAATTTATGACATCTTTCACAATTAGTCATTATATTTTCTGGTATTCCCATGCCTAAATGGCTTCTTTTTATATAATGGGAATTAGCATAGTTCCAAGATACTTCTTTTTGACAAAAGATACATTTATGTTTATCTCTTTCCCATACTTCCATTTTTACTTTTTTAGAAATAGAAGTTGCCTTAGTTACTTTGTTATTTTTTGATATAGGCTTAATTCTTGTTTTAACAGACTTTTTAGCAACGTTCTTATATTCCTTATAAGAACATCCAAAACATTCTTTTCGTTCAATCTCGGTTTTCCTACGCAAGCAGAAGAAGCATTTTGTGCCTTTTTTACTTCTTACTCTTAAATTAATACACTTATTATTCATAAAACAACCTTTCTATGGTTGTACTAAGTGATATACTCCAACTGGACCTAGAGGCCCACAAGGTATTCAAGGTGTACAAGGTATCCAAGGTATGCAAGGTCCAACTGGACCACAAGGAATTCAGGGGCCAGCTGGTGTAGCCGGACCACAAGGTGTAACAGGACCAACTGGAGCAACAGGAGCAACCGGACCACAAGGAATTCAAGGCCAAACTGGAGTAGCCGGAACTCAAGGAGTAACTGGACCAACTGGTGCAACAGGAGCAACCGGTCCACAAGGAATTCAGGGGCCAGCTGGTGTAGCCGGACCACAAGGTGTAACAGGACCAACTGGAGCAACAGGAGCAACCGGTCCACAAGGAATTCAAGGCCCAACTGGAGTAGCCGGACCACAAGGAGTAACTGGTCCAACCGGAGCAACAGGAGCAACCGGTCCACAAGGAATTCAAGGACCAACCGGAGTAGCCGGACCACAAGGAGTAACAGGTCCAACAGGAGCAACAGGACCACAAGGAATTCAAGGCCCAGCTGGTGAAGCAGGACCACAAGGAGTAACTGGACCAACTGGAGCAACAGGACCAACAGGAGCAACTGGACCACAAGGAATTCAGGGACCAGCCGGTGTAGCAGGAACTCAAGGAGTAACTGGACCAACTGGAGCAACAGGCCCAACTGGTCCACAAGGAATTCAGGGACCAGCTGGTGAAGCAGGACCACAAGGAGAGACGGGTCCAACTGGCCCAACCGGTCCTACTGGTACAGCTGGTGAAACTCCAGTATTTACAATAGGTAATGTAACAACAGGTGCCCCGGGAACAAATGCTGAAGTAACAATTTCAGGTACAGCTCCAAACTATACATTAAACTTTACAATTCCACAAGGACCAACTGGCCCACAAGGAGTAGCAGGAACTGAAGGAGCAACTGGGCCAACCGGACCAACCGGACCAACCGGAGCAAGTGCATAAGATTAAAAGAGAAAAATATTCATAAAAATGATTATCTTTCTCTTTTTTTAGTAAAAAAGTAAAAAAATGTAATATAATAAGTATTTAATTAATATTTACCATATGCTATTATGAATATAGGAGTTGAAGCTGAGAATATTAAAATAGAAACTACTGAAATACAAGCAAACACAGTAGAGACATTTGCAATGCATTCAGCAAAAGAAGCAAGTGATAAATTAAAATGTACAGTATTAAAAAATGATACTGGATTATATGTAGAAGCACTAAATGGAAGCATATACCTATTGTGAATATGGAAAAGAACCTGTAATTTTTTAATCAGTAACAAAAGGAAAAGTAGCTGAAACTAAGTCAGACACATATTGATGGAGTTGGGACTTTATATTTATACCAGATGGATATGATAAAACAATGGGAAATTATCTCGCTGAAAAAAGATGCCGTGTTTGGAATACAGATGCATATACAGAATTAGTTAACTATCTAAAAACTAAAAAAGATTAAAAAATATATTAGCAAAATTAAAAATTATTTCTCGTTAGTGAGGTGAAATTAT